TACTACTAATAGAACTATTGGTTAATGTACCTGATATTGCATATGCCGTCGGCATACTAAAAACTACTGCTGCATTAGTGACAAGACCTACAGCACTTGTACAGTAAATAAAACCAGTACCTACAGTACTAGTTATATCTAATGCCGCGCCAGTATCATTAAACATATACTCTAATTTACTAGGGTCTACTAATATTGGGGAAATATTATTTACTTCACCAAATATTAGCGGTCTAATAGTGTCTTTATTAGCTTGGCCTGCTGCCCAGGTCCCATAAATACCTAATGTGTGCTCTGTTAGCGGGTAGTTAAGACGCTGTAATTTATCGCGTACTTTAATATTAAGGCTATCGCGAGAGCTAGAGTCTACATCAGCTACTACACCGTCAAATATTTTCTCAAAGTTAGCGCGTACAGCAGTTAAGTTAGATGAAACCCATCTTGGGTCACCTAAATAAACTTTTACTGTACGATTAACCCAAACATACTTAGTACTGTCTAACCAGTCATCTAATTCGCCATTTAAGTTAGCGACTTGAATATCACCAAAACTCATTGATAAATTGTTGTCAATGCCAAGTGCTTCTGTAGTTTGAAGTGAGCCTGTTAAATAAGGTAAATATGTTACATCAGCTGTTGTTGTAGTATACCCCATATTTGAAAGGTAAAACGTAACTTCAGTACTTGTAGTGACATTTCTAGCAGTAACTTCTACTAATAGACAACGAATGCTCGTCTGGTCTTCTAGCCATGCCTGTGTTAACATACTCATATTATCTCCTAAATCAATTTACCCTATTATACTCTTTTAGGTACTCGAAGTCAAGCATAATTTTTATTAGGCGTAAAAAAGCCCCGGGGTTACCGGGGCAGTTTTTACGCTACATTAACTTGTGAACGAGTTTTCCAATTTTGTTGGTTGACTGCATTTGTTGTTGCGGTTGTAATAGCTTCTGCATTTTGTGCATTAGCTCTTAGTGTTGTATCAATTAAAGCACCTGTTTGCTTGTTTTGATCCTCACGTAGCTGGCTTACTTCTTCACGCAATGCTTTGATTTCTGCTACTAATTCCTTAGTATTAAACAAATCATTACTTGCTTGGTTAGAGTAAACACGTCCAGGGTTTGCGAAATCTACAATTTCGGGTCCTTGCTCGCCTACAATTGATACACCTTTTGCTAATCCTCCACGTGCGTGGCCTGGAATAGTTAATGTAGCTGCTGTAGAGCTTGCTGCGACTGCACCAGCTTGCGCTAGCGCGGTTGTTGCTTGAGCCTCTAAGTACTTTTGTAGCAATGTTGCCATTGTATCAGTAGCTGTAGCGGTAATTTCTAAGAAACCTAGTTGCTTTTGTTGGTCAGTTTGTTGCGTAGATAGTATATCAGCAGTTTTACCAACAGTATCACTTACTGACGCAAAGTCTGATGAATACTGTGCACCACTAGCGTTTACTTCTTTACTAGCACCTAATAAAGCATCACCCGTCGACTGTATTTTAGCTAACGCGGCATCGCGTGCAGCAATATCTGCTGTTGAACTGTTAGCAGTTATTGCTGCTTGAGCAGCTGCTGCAGTTTGCATAAATATTGACTTAGCTTGGGCATACTTTTCGCTAGGTGTTAGCGTTGAGCTTGCTCCTGCTGTTAGTGCTGTTTTATAGTCGTTAAGTGTTTTAATAGAGTTAGTTAGTGCTGTATTACTTGAAGTGTAAGCAGCTTTAAGTTTGTCACGAATAGCAACTTCATCAGTAAGAGCATTAATGTATAGCTGACGAGGCTTTAAGATATCTTCTAACGCATCCAGTTCTTTAGCACGGGAAATTTCTAATGCTTTACTTGGCTCACCTATTAGAGTATAAATTGCAGCCTCTTGATCACTAATACTATTGCTTAGAGCTTTTGCAGCTGCATTAGCATCAGCAAAAGCTGGGGCTAGTTTAACTAAGTTAGCATATAGTTTAGTAGTAGGGTCAACTGAAGCAATTAAATCTTTTAGCTGTTCGTTAGTTGTAATACCTGTCTGTCCAAGAGCACTAAGTTGTTTTTGTACATTTTGTGTACCAAAAGCAGCTTTCTCGCTATCGCTAAACAATGCATTGTAGTAACCTTCAATAGCTGAAGCAAATTCTTCTGCTGTACCACCAAAGTTTTTAATTACCTTTTGCTGTTCTGCAACAGTGTACTCAGAAGCAGTACCAAGATCTTTTAAGGCATTACCTACCATGCCTAAACCAAAGTTAACGGTTTCGCCGTCTTTGATTAGTCTGGTGGCTACTTGGAAGCTTTCTTCACCAACTTTTGTATACAAGTTTAAGAAAGGGTAAGCTTTTTCAGCAATCGTATTTAACTGTATGGATACCTCAGCGCTCAACTTTTCAGCAAATTCAGTGCCAGTTAAACCAACGTTAGATACTTTTACGGATAGTATAGTAGAATCTAAGATATCTTGAATGTTTTCTTTGGTTTGTCCAAGACTACCTGCGGTTTCCAGTAAAACTTCGTTAAAGTTTGTAAAGATTCCACGAATACCTTTTTGTATTGACTTATCTAATACTGATAACACAGGATAGTCTCTAGTACTACCACTACTAAATAAACCACCAGAAGTCTCTTCACGAACATTGGTATATCCTATAAACTCTTTTTGACCTGCAGCAAGTTGTGAAGAAGTTCCTGAACCCATGATGCCGGCTCCGGTAACAGATCTACTAGTATTACCGCCAAAAATACCGCCCAATAAGTTATCTAATAAACCTATACCTGTTGAAAATGCTGACTTATCTCCGGTAGCTGCACCAAAAGGATTGCCACTACCTAATACACCTGCAGCTCCAAGAGCTTTAGCAGTATTATAAGTGTTTTCTTGAATACCTTTTAAGCTTGTAATTAAGTTACTACTAGTAGAGCCCATATTATCAAAGAATACTTTAGACAATTCGTCTATAGATCCTGTTAATGATTGTGCTGTAGCTTTGGAATCACCTATTACCCCCCCTGCACGAGTGCCAATAGTTTGACCATCGGCACCAACTTGTTGACCTGTACCAGCTAAGGTACCTTGATCTATTGGTGGAGGTCCTGAAATATTTTCACCTGTTAAACTAGACAAGAAAGCAGCCATTGTAATCATACGAGGAATAGCAGTCCATGGGTCTCCTCCGATACCTTGCTTAACAACGGCCGCAATGCCGTCTTTTTGTATCATATCCCCTACACTACTCATCCACTCTTTGGCGTTATTCCACTGTTTAGCTAAGTTTTCAGTACTAAAATCAGCTTCTTTTGCTTTTAACGATATTTGCTCTAGTACTGCACCTTTTTGTAGCGCTGCAACTGCTTTAGCTCCCTTACTTTCTTCTTTAAATAATTTTGCAGTAGAAGTAAGAATATTTGCGTTATTTTTTATCTTATCTTTAGCGTATTTTTGATCTAATTTTATTAGTCTGTCCGTAGCGTCTTTTTGTTCATCACTACCTTCAGGAGCTTTTGCTTGTTCCGCTAATAAGACTTTTTTCTGTTCTAAATACAGGGCTTCTTGTTGTGCTGTTGCTACAATTGTTTCGCCAAGTTTTCCAACATTACTGCCTAGTTCACCAAATACGGTAGAAAGATTAGCAGTAATGTCTACCATTTTTTCCATTGTACTTTTTTGTGAGTCCAGTAAAGTATTATACGCTTGTTGCTGTGTTATACTGAATGTTTTGGCGGCTAGTAATCTTCCTTCGCCAGCCACTGAATCATCGTAGTATGTTTTTCTTAACGTAATTTCGGCCTGTATTTTGCGATACTCAGGCGAATCTTCTGGCTGTGTACCTAATTTTTGTTTTAGTGCTGCATCTTCTTTCTCAAAGGCTTGCTTTTTATCAAACAAAGCTTGGTTACTTGCTCTAGTAGCATCTTCAATTGCAAATTTAGCATTAGCATCTATTACTGATTTGGCGTCTAGTGCTCCTATTGAGTTTAAAAGATTAAATCTTTCTTTTTCTATAGCAGATCTATTTTCTTCGGCTTTTACAAGGGCATTGTTCTTGTCTAATTCTTGTTGTGCAAGAACTACTCGTTTACCTTCTGCAAAAGTTCCGGCTTCTTCAGTATACCCGGCCGCACGTTTAGCAGCAGCTTCACTATCTCTTTTCTGCTTTTCAGCTAATTTTGATTGTAGCTCAGTAACAGCACTTGAGCCTGGCGCCCCCATAATACCTTCACCTGGCTTAACTCCTGCACGCTTTGCTTTAGCTATTTGATTTTCAAGATCTAAATTTTCAGATGTTTCTCTGTTTAAAGCAATTAGTTCAGTAACTCTTTGTTTTTGTGTTAATAACTCTCGGTCCACGTACAAAGCATTTTTAGCTCTGATATCTAGTTCTTGTTGTTGCGTTGTTAAACGTTGTAATTCTGTATCTTTTAAGTCTTTTTGTACTTTAACTTCATGATCCATTAAAGCATAGTTAGTAGTAATGTCGATACCAGTTTTTTCAGCACCAAGTTGCGCTCTTTGGGCTCCTGCACCAGCACGCTGCTGCGCACCAGGTAAAGCAATTGAAGCAGCTATATATCTAGCACTACCCACCGGAGACTTTAATGCGGCCATTACAGCAGTTAGCGTCGATGTTTGCATTTCTTTAGCAATTTCGATACCTACTCTACGTTGAGTTAGTTCACCACTTAATTTTGATTCTGCACTTCTTTCTGAATCAGTAGCCGGGATACCTTTATCAAATCTTTCTTTTTGTTTATCGTTTAGCTGTTTTTGTTGATCAAATACAAGACGTTCTTCTTCAACAATTCTCAAGCTATCCATAACTGTAGATAAACTAATTTGAGCGTCTAATTGGCGTATCTGTATATCAACACCGGCTTTATCTAATCCTGCACGTACTTGAATGCCTTGTGCAGTATCTCCTAAACCTTGAGCAGTTGCTTTGGCAACCGTAAGACGAGCTTTTTCAAAGCCTATACCAATGCTATCTGCAACTAATTTAGCACCTTTAATAAATACGGAAGTTTGTTCCTTGTTAAGGGTATCAATATATGGCTGTATTTTTGCCTTTAACGGATCTAAAACATCTATCAGTAGTTTCTGTTGGGCTTTATTTTGAGATAATTTTGTATCTACTTGTTGGGTAAAGGCTAAACCTTTACGTTGTTCTAGTAAATCTTGTTCTTCTTGTTTTAGTTTTTCTATTCCGGCAGTATATGCTGAAATATCAGAAGTCATAATCTTTATCTGTGGAGAAGCTTTATACAACTCAGCTGCTGCCTGCGGGCTAAAAAATCTTAGTTTAGAAGTATCGCCAGATATTTCTACTAGCTTGCTTAATGCAGTAGTAGGGTCCTCTAAGGCTTTAGCCATCTTTTTAGCTACGTCTACAGTTTCAAAACCTAGTTTAGCTAAATTATCAGAAGGCATCATGCTTACTAATATTGCTTCAAAAGTGGCGCTTGCAGTTTTAAATGAATCGTCTAGTTCTTTGCCCTTTGATGCAGTAATGCTTAAATCTGTTCCTAGCTGCTGCATAACAGCAGTAACTTTTGGGGCAATTTCTAAGAATTTTTCTGGAGTATCGTTTAAGTATTCTTTAAAAGCTTCTTGATCTGTGGGGTCTACTCCCGTTAACTCTTTAATTTCTTTTAAAGCTTTCGTTGTTTCAGCACCAGGCGAAGCTAGTTTAAAAGAGTTAGCAACACTTTTAGCTAATTCTATAGAAGATTTTCTTAGTAAATTAGACCCTAGTAAGATTTTACCTGTGTCTACTAATCTATCAAACCAACTAGCGGAATCGTCTTGTTCTTTGACCGCTTTAAATGCCTTAGATGCAGCATCGCCAACTTCTAAAATAGCATTAGCTTTTGCAGTCATTGCCGTAGTAGATATTTTATAAAGTGGGTCTCTCCCTTCTAGATCTTTTAATACATTGTTTGCAGCTTCTGATGCACTAGACAAATTATCTAACGCTGATGCGGCTGCTTCTGCTTGTTTTGAGTTTTTACCAAAAGCAAAATCAAGCAACTGAAATGCAGCTACGGCTACGCCTATGTATATAAATAAAGACGATAATGCAGCAGCTAATGTTTCAAAAACTCCAACTGCAATAATACCTATACCGGCTGCTTTAGTTAAAATGCTATTCCAGCTACTCATTGCTTTTTGGTTATTATCAAAAGCAACTCCTGCAGTATCTAATCCTTTTTTAGCATTAGATACACCTTCATTAAGTGCTTTCCACCCTCCCGACATACCATCTTTTTGGTACGCTTCCGAAGTAGCTTTAGAAATAGCAGTGCGCTGACTTTTAGCTGCTGCTGCATCAGCTTTACGCGCATCAGTAGCGGCCTTAGTAAAATATTGAAATTTTGAGTAAGTTTCTGATTCTAACGCTTCATAAGCCCTACCTGCAATGATTTTGTCATCTAGGGCTTTAGTAGTTGCACGTATTCCGTTTAATTCTTCAGTGTTTCTTGCTATAGCAGCAGGATTTTTAAGCGTAGTTAGTTTTGCTTCTAGCAAGTCTCCTTGCTTTTTAAGCGCTAAATTTTGCTTTTCTAATAAGTCTAAACCTTGTGTGTCTACTGCATTGGCCGTTTCTGGTAGTAATCTTTTAGTCTTAGCAGAAGATTTATTAGCTAAGCTATCGATAGCTAAGTTTGCTTTCTTTGTAGCACTTAAGTCGTCAGTAGCCGTTTTTTCTGCTAACAGACTATCTACATTTTTTCTGTGCGCTACTCGTTGAGCGTTAGTTTCAATAACGTTTTGTCTAGCCGCTTCTGTTGCTGCATCAAGGCCCTTTTTCCACTGTCCAATAGCTGGCAGCGCCATGGTTAAAAGTGTTTTTCCAATAAATGCTAAAGCCAATCCAAGAGCCGTTGGGCTAGAAGATAATAAATTTAGTAGTGGTCCTAATGCAGTATTTACTAGTTCTAAGGTAGTTTGCATTAAATTCTGCGTAGACGCTAGAATTTTAGAGTAAGGATTGCTTTGTAATGAGATTGCGCTAAATTTGCGTTCACCTTCGTCTAGTACTGCATTTGCAAAAGCTTGGCGTTTTTCAAATTCTGTTAGATCACCTACGGATTTACCAACTGCTTTAGCATATGCTTGTTGAGCGGGTATAACACGAGCCATAATACCTAATTCGTCTAATAATTCAGGCTGAATTTTAACAATACCTTTTGTTAAACGATCCATTGAATCCGGCATATCTCGGCCTAAAGCTAAAGAAGCTTTGCGAGCTACTTCGGTCATACGTAAAATTGCAGTATTAGTCATGCCCCCGCTACTAGCTAATGCAGTAGAAGTCATGGCTTGTTGCATGGAGATTGCACCATCAGTAACTACAACCATTTGTTTTGCTAAGCTGCCTAGTGCGCGACCACTTTGAGCGCCTAGTTGATCTAGACCTTTTACAATATTTGTGGTATCCGCTGCTTTTGATAGTGCTCCAAAAGCTGCACTAACAGCGTATAAGTTAGCAGCAAAAGTTGCATATACGTGAACAAGCCCTCCCAAGCCTTGAGCTTGTGCAGCAAAGTCACTTGCACTTGAACCGGTGCCTGCACCGGCCCCAACACTGCGAGCTGTTTTAGTTTGACCCATGCCTGTAGGTGCTGCCGCAGAACGTACAGCAGCAGGTACCCGTATATTTTTAGCAGCTTCACCTGCTTGCATTAATGTTTGTTTAAGTTCTTTTGCGTCGTTGTTTTTGTTGGCAATAGATCCACCGTCATCCAGTGTCATGCCTATTTTAATGTTATTTGCCATAAATTTCCCTCGTCAATACGCAAAAAAATCACGCATTATTATTAGTTGCTACCATTATACCACTACCGGGGAATGGTGTCAATAGATAAAATTTTTTCGCCCAATAAAAAACCCCCTGTACCGTTAAGTACAAGGGGCTGTTTATTTTGTTTTCGGTTTTGCGTCGGCAATGGCTTTTGACCTATGCCCATCAATTATCCCTATTAACTCATACTGAGTTCTACGATCTTCGACCGGTACCTCAAGCAGCTCTAATAAATCTATTAGTCCTGCATAGTTTTTACCTAAATAAATCCCATTCATTGTGTCCCACTCATCTCGAAGCTTTTGGTAGATACTAAAAGCTTCTTGAACATCTAAGCAGAAATCCTCGTACTCTACGGGGATTTCTTCATCTACTGGCTCAGTACCCATCATTTCACACATCTCAAAGTATGCGTCTTTTGTCATTGATACTGCGCTGTTAGCAAAGTAAGACTCTAGTTGTCGATTTAACTCTCGGTACTGGTCTTCGTGAAATTTGATAGCTCAGTTACTGTTTCACTAATAAAAGAATCAAAGTTGGCGGAAGCTTGCATTAAGAATAGTGCATTATCCTGGTCGTAAGGTAGTTCGCTTTCCAAGTCTTGACCACTTAGGTCTACTGGAGCTAGTTGCTCTAGATAACTTAGTTTAAACCCACTCCAGCCTTTAATACACGCATTAACGTATAGTTGTAAGAATAATTTGTCATCAAGTTCTTCAACTGGTTGACGATTCTTAAAAGTTGTTTTTGTTGCTTTCTTGCGAATACCTACCAAGGTTTCACGTGACAAGAAAACTACGTTAATTTTGAATCCGTTAAAGCCAGGGTAATCAACTTCGACCGTTTTTGATGGTACTAGTAGTGATTTAAGGCTTAGTGCTGCGTTTGTTGCCATGAATATGGTCCTTTTATTTATTATAACAGTGAGAAAAAAGAGGTGGGGGAGATCAAACCCCCACCAGAGAAACTAATTAAGCTGCGTAGTAACGAACAGATAAGTCGTTGGTTGCACCAACGTCAAATGTGTTACCATTAACTGTTGAGCTTGGGTCAGAACCTTCAGCAGTAAAGTTAATAGCAGTAGAAATAACTTGCTGAACGTCAATACTTGGAATACTGAATGTAACCGCAGGCATATCTAATTCAACTTTAGTAGTATTAGCAGAACCACCAACCGCAATAGTCAATGCTGCCATTGGCTCAACAGAAGCACTAGCTGCTGCAAGCATGTCTGATAGCAATTGACCCGTACCACCAACACCACTACCTGTTTTTAGGTAAGCATTCATAGTACCAGTAATAGAGCGTGTACCTGTGTAGTATACGGCTGGAACGTTAACAACACCAAGGTTAGCTGGAGTAATATAACTAATATTGTTGTTAATAGTTAATGACCCACCAGTTAGTGCAATTGCGTATGTTGTAGCTGCTGCTGAACCTAGTGCATTTAGAGTCTTGAAGCTAACAGTACTTAATTTATTAGTAATAAATGGTGCACTAGTATTTTTAGCAGCAGCAGTAAGAGCAGTTGCAGCAACACTTAGTGTAGCAATTTGTGTGTATACATTTTGTATGGTTCCAGCTGTAGGGGTAACTCCTCCGGTCCATTGAACCGTAATAGCAGCTGCAGTATCTACAGAAATAACCTTAGCTGTACCTGTTCCCCATACTCCCACATTATTAGATGCAGTAATAATGTCACCAACTGAAATACCTTGCGTACTAGTTAAACCAGTTACTGGAGCAGTCCAAGGACTTGCGGAACCTGTTACAGTACCAATAGTTCCCGCTGCGCTAAAGTTATACACTTTAAAGTCAGAGGCGGTACCGCTGCTTGTTAGTGTACCACCAGTTAATGTTAAGGAAGTTGGTCCGTTAATACTTGAAATGCTAACGTTATTAGCTGCTGCTGTAGATGTTTGGGATGTTAAACCGCCTGCACCGGTGTATCTTACAACGTTACCAACAAAGATATTTTCAGTTGTAGGTAAGTTTGTTACCGCAGCACTATTAATGGTAATACCACCAGTTAGTGAAATTTCACGTAATGTAGTAGCTTGACCAGTCCATGCTAGAGTAGCAATAGCATCTAAACCAAAGTCTAGAGTTACTTGATTCATAGCGCAATTATCAACAGCATAAGTTACACTGTCAACTACGAAAATCATACCGAACTTTAGTAATTGATTTTTGTTAGATCCAGCTGTAGTAGCTAGAGAGTAGCTAGAGCTAACTGGAGCCCATGCTGCCTTATGTACCGTAATGGTTGAAGGTGCTGTAATCTGTGAAATAGATGCTAGATCTGGTCTAGGATTAATCATCTGTAAGGTAACTGCGCTAGAACTTAGGGTTAGTACTTTAGCTGGAGCGTTAAGATAAACGGCATCACCAGCAGTAGCAGTAGTAAGACCCGTTAGCGTAATAATGTTATTTACAGCAATATTAGTAGGTAAAGCAGTAACCGCAATGGTAAGAATACCCGTTGTTGCTGCATATGTTGAAGCACCAGCTGTAGTGGTAACACTAGGAATTGTAGTAGAACTATTTTCTTGTGATACTGTACCTAGTAGTGCATTCCATAAACCAGATTCTTCAGCAGTAATTGCACTACCTGTGCTATAAGGGCGAACATATGTTGAGAACGAAAAGTCTACTGGAGCTAAGCTAGTGTTAAAACTGCGTTGACCACGAACTGGATCGCCGCCTGCTTCTGAAATAGTTACGGTATCAGCGTTTGTGTTTTGTGAGAAAGTAAATCCATCAAGAACTTGAATTTCTTGGGTATTTGCTGTAGTAAAGCCGGAAGTATTAATTGCTCCGGTTGTAGAGTTAACGTTTGTAGTAAAGTATACCTTACTATTACGTACTAGATTTAATGCCATCTTATTTCCTTTTGTTTAGTACCTTGGTAATATACTAGATCTTTATCTGTAGCATACCGTGATACGGGTTACATCATCTGATACCTAACCTGCAGGTTCATTTCACCTACGGCATAAGGAGCTAATAGTCCTTCATCAGTTGTTATTGAAGCTACCAAAATCTCAGTAGTTTCGTAGTTATTTTCGGTGTCGTACGTCAACACACGATTGTTGTTGATAACCGTTTCAATATCTTCTAGTAGTTGCTCTAGTTGTAACTGAGATTCTTCACCTTTGCAGTATATTTTAAGCGTTAAGTTTAAAAATACCCAAGTAAAAGCTCCTGGAAGATAATCACGTGTTTCAGAACCTGTTGAGCCATACACACTTGGAAAATCGTTGACTTCATCCCAGAATTTTATTACTGGATAAGCATTTGAAAATAAGTTAGTGGTATACGGTTCTGTGCCGTCTATTAGTTTAAGCTTTTCTACGATAGCTTTTAAAATCGAGGTCCTACGACTCATAGTGATACTGCCCTCATTCTGTCACTAACTTTGCTTGCTGCAATCTCACGAATGGAACCAGCAATTAGCAATTTAGGGTCTCTTGTTTTTGGTGAACCTTGGCGATAGCCCGGTTCAAATGTTTGGTAAGGATTTTTCATATAGCTATAAAAAGCTGTAATCATTCCTTCCCGGCTCTGCGACATACGTTCTACTTTAGCTGACGCTGCGAAGCGTCCGGTTCTGTAGTTCAACATGTTTTTTGAATTTCCTGAGCCCATATTTGCCGATATTACATCCTGCAAGTGGCTATTAATAAGAAGCTGTAAACTAGCTAATGAGTAACTTTGTACAACACTTTTTATTGGGTTAGTCTTAGCGGATACTTTACTTTTAGTAGTATTTAACTTTATATTACTACCAGTATTTTTAACTACCTTATTTTTAGGTAATACAGAATCTTTAATTTTTGCTTTACTAGCGTCTTCTTGTGCATTAATTCCTCTTAAAGCACATTCTACTAAGTAAGCTACGTGTTGAGGTACAGAGCGAGAACCTGGGCTTTTAATAATTTCATTAATTGCATCTGTGTTCTCAAGTATTCTATCAAGATTTTTTTGTGCTTCCTGACTAAGTTTCTTAGGCAGATTTTTGTAGGAGTTGGCTTTAGCACTAACTTCTTTAGAAAGTTTCTGTAAATTACTATATAATCTAACTAAAGCTTTTTCTACCGCGACCTCTTGTCCGCTTTCGCTTACATTCTCTTTTACAGCTTTTGTAAGTGCTGATATAGCGCTACCTGCTTGCTGTAAAAGTCTTCCGGAGTCTTGGTTAGCTTTTGCAAACTGAACTTCTGTAGTAAGTTGTAAATTAACTTTATTTTTATATAAGCGTTTGTCAGTGGTTACAAATAACTGAATATCATTAACTATATTACTGGAGAGATAGTCTGCATCCGTAATTAACGACATTATTTTATTAAGTTCTGATTCGGCTTTTGTAGCTAAAGAATTTCCTTTAGTATTATCAAATACTACGTTTCCTTCTGGATTCTTACGTAAACCTAAAGCACGTACTAATCTGGCATTGAATGCTCCGGTTAAGTGACCGGCATTAAACTGTTTGCGTAATTCTTTGGCAGCTTGTTCTTTAGTAGTATTTCCTGCTAAAACTAAATTATCGACTAAGAAATCTACATAATAATTAACTAAGTTACCGATAGGTATATTTCTTAAAATTAATACATCTCTGTCACTTGGATTTTTATCAGTACTATCAACACTTGTAGCTATAGTTAACCCTGACTCTTTTCCTATCCTAGATACTCCAGTATAAGAAAAATCACCCGCAGTTCTAGCTTTACCAGTCCCTGTATTAAGTTTTACAGTATCTGTTAAATATTCTTTAAATGCCTCAAAAGTTACGTCAGAAGAAAGACTTTGAGAAGCAATAGTACTCAGAGAACTACTATTAAGTACTGCACTTAATTCGTTAGCTAAATTCTGAAAAGCACCTCTACTCATTATGCTTTCGTGCCTACCGACTTTAGTATCCGTATCAGCTCTAATTCTTTCAGTGCTTGTATAGTCTAAGAAATTTTCTAAACGAGCATCTGCGTTTCTACCACCGGTTCCGGCGTATTGCTGTTTTAATCTTTCAAGTATCTCTTTTCTTAGAGTACGTGACATTTCTTCTATACTCATACTTAGTCATAACTCACAGTATATAGGTCTAACACGCGTTTAATATGGGCTGGAAGATTAGTGCTTGAAACGTACTCAATCTGCATTGTATTAGGACTAATTGATTTCGTACTATGAACAGCAGAATCATTACGCATATAAAATGCTATTAAGTCAAATATGGCTAATTTTAAATCGCCAGGTAAAGTCTCGTATCCTGCATTATATGTTACACGGTATCCGTTAATTAACTCTTGGAAAATTAAATCTGATTTATTAACTCGTGAACCGCGCCAAGCTGTAGAAACTAGATTGCTGTTTGAGTCTAGGGCTGTAGAGATTGGTAGTGGTCGAATATGATTTTTTGACTTTGCAAAAACATAGTCAGTAAATTCTGTAAGCGCAGTATATGTAGCACCATAATCCGTAGATACTTCTACACTACTGATCGAAATGACGGGAAATTCGCTTAGTTCGATTGTTTTTCCGCCACCATCTGTGTAGTCTATTTTTGGATCGCCTACGTAATCTACGAAAGTTCTACGGCAAATAGACTTTACTAATTCACTTACTTTTGGAATTAGTGAGTCTAGTATGGTATCGCTAGTAGTACTAGAGATGCCAGCGTAGGCTTTATATTCTGCTCTTGTAACTAATGATAGTCCCATATTTATTCCTTTATCTTTTATAAAGGTACCTTAATACCTTTATAAAAGACCGGGAACCGAAGTTCCCGAGTCTTAACTTATTACCTAACTAATCCAAAGATTAGCTTAAGGTGCCCCAAGCGAACTTAGAAACACCGTTACCTAGGTTAGTTGTAACTTGAGTCATACCAGTGCGTAGAGACGCAACTAGAACACGACGCTGTGTTTCAACTAATTCTTGAGTATCCATGCGTAGACCGCGTTGGTTACCTGCCATGAAGTTACCTGGTGCAAAAGCGATTGCGCCAGTAGTACCAGTACCCTTAGAAGCGAATTCTGCGGAAACTAGAACTGGGCTGTTACCGATTTGGCCAACTTGACCAGTTAGTAACGTAGCTTGTGGACCAACTTGGTTCATTGTCTGGAATGTAGTGTCATCTAGTAAATCGTAGTAGATTTCTGTAGAAACAACATAAACAACTTCAGCCGGGTCTAGACCCCATGCACCTAGGTTTTTACGTAGGTTACGTAGGTTAGCGATAGTTGCAACTGTAGAAGCTGCAGCACCGTTAGCGCTAGTGAAGTTTGTACCAGTAGCGTAGCTAGCTAGACCGGTAACTGGATCAGCACCAGAGCCTGCACCTAACAAGTAAGCACGATCAACAGTACGAGCAAGACGACGAATCATAGCATCGCGAACGATAGGCATGATAACCAATAGGCTGTCTTCTTCTTCTTCGTAGTTTAGATATTCTTTGGTCGCTACTTTGTAAGCGTTCAAAGTGATTTCTTTTAACTGGTGTGGAGAACCGCGACCTGGTGTTTGACCAGTAGTAGCAGTTGTACCGCCAGAGCTATTTGCTCCACCGAAATCGCTGTTAACAACCCATGATGCTAAACCAGCTTCTGGGTTTAGAGGCATAGTCATAACGTTGGTCTTCATGTTAACTGCGCGGATTAGCGGAGCAACAACTAGACGACGACGAACTTCAGCTTCCATGTTTGTAGAAACTTCTAGTTCCCATGTAGCGCTTGGCATGTGTTGACCAGTCTTTTCGATTAGATCGCGGCCGTATGCCGTATCTTGAATAGACTTGCCAGTGATTTTAGACAACATAACAGCTGTTTCGCGGTCTGAGTAAGAACCGTTAGCTTTGTTAGTGTCTGTGAATTGCATTTTGCTAGCTTGGATTTTTGCAATCTCAGCAGCTTTTTCTGTTAATGCAGCTTCTAAACCAGCTAGAGCGCTCTTAGATTGAGCAGCTTGGTCTTCGAAACGCTTAGTAACTTCAGCTAGTAACTTTTCAGCTCCGCTTTCGCCAACAGTTACTTGAGCAGCAACAGCAGACTTGATACGAGCATCTAGATCAGCAGCAGACTTAGCAGCCACTTCTTCTTCTAGTTTTTTAGCAGCTTGAGCAGCTAAAAGGGATGTAGTTGCTTCTTGAGCAGCTTTAGTAGCTGCATCTGCAAGCATTTTTTGCATTTCTTCTTGGGTCATTTCCAATTCCTTTGTGGTTGTGCTCTTTGCTTCCGTAGTGGATTCTAGCCCTTTAGCTGAGTCGCCGTTGGGTGCAAATTGCTGTTTAAATTTCTGATAATCCGCAGCATCTGAAAAAGCTTTAGATAAATCGAATAGGGTATTTTGATTGCAAGGTACTGATACTACCGAAATTTCGACTAGTTCAAGTTCCTTTATTAAAAATACTTCTGCAGCTGAGTTGTATTCGGCATCCATGATTCTGAATCCGATACTAAAAGCCGTTAATACTTTGTCTTTGATAAGATTAAAACATTCTTCAGCAGCTGAAGAAATACGAGCTTTTACCCATAAACCTTTGTCGTCAATCTTATAATCAACCATGCGACCAATAGGGTCGTCATAATCATGTTGACTTAAGATAATCGGATTCTTTAAATAGTTTTGAATTCCTGCTTCCCAAACGCTTTTAGGGACTACGTCTCCGCTTCTGTCAATATCAACGGTACTTGCGTAGCCTTCAATAAAAACAGACTCAGTTCCAGAGTCGCCTGCGTTAGGAAGTTCTTTCATGGTAAAAGCACTATTCAAATGTAGTACTTTATTTTTCATGTATTTCCTTACTTATAGTACGCTCTTGTCCCCACCAACCTTTGGTGGTTTAGGAGGCGCTCCCCCTACGCTAGGATTTGCTGCAGATCCTGCAATATTTGCAGGTACTCTCAAATCATCGTGTCCTGGCTTGCTTTCGAAACGTAGTGCATCTCTTGCTTCATTAGGTGAAAGAACTCCACCGTTAACAAGAGTGGTATAGTATCCAGCTACATCTTTCATGTCAGGCTGTAAAGCACTAACAGTGGCAGTAATAGGCTCGATATCGTAACCAAAGAAACGTTCGACAGCACTAGTAAACTTAGTTGCAATCGGTAAGATTGTTTCCAAGTAAAATAGTCTTAAATTAGGTGAAATATTAGCATTGTTGCCGCCTTCTAATAAGATAGGAGGCACACCAAGTGATGTTAATATTTTTGCGTCATGCGTTTTGATCGAAGTGTCAAAATCCATTTCTTTAAATGAATCTGATAAGTTCGCAAAAGGCTTTAATCCCGAATCCAAGATCATGGGCTTTTTGGCACCATTCTTAGGCGAGTATTTTTGCATCCAGTTTGCGATAGTTTTATCTTTAGCAACTTGGCTAAGAGTATTTTCGCTGGTTAGGATTAAACCGGGGATTGCACCATTATCAAAGAATTGTTCTTGAAATGTTTGCATTTTATAAAGAATCTTGATGTTACGATCAGCACTGGCTAAACGTGAACTACCACGATAAATTGACGTGGAGGCAAGATCTTTAATGTGTATTACTTCTGACGGCTTAAAAACGATTGTTGTGTTATAGCGGTATGCAGCTATAAACGTTTTAGGGTCAGTTTCAATTTGTACGCGAGAGGCTGGCAAGTGGTACATATATACCCCGTCCCAGTAAATGAATATATTTCCTTCTAAGACGAAGTCGGTAAATATATTAGTTCTGAACTCTTGCGCTGACTGATATGGGTTAGGGGTAAAGTTCAAAAGCGTATTTAACGTTTTCTGACGAATACCTGCTACAACACCCTCTATCTTTTTATCTTTTACATCGTAGTCAAGGCTAGAGATACCTGATACGATCATGTTAACGCCGCGGTTTACAGTCTCTAACTTATCAAACGCCATGTTGTAAGTAATCGCTGAATCGGAGTTAATGAAAACACCTTGCTCACGACTAATTAGCTGTTGCGCTGGATTAAGTTTTTGTTCGTTGTCTGCAAACCATGTATTTGGTTTATACCATGCCATGGCTGTCCTTTACAAGAATTTTCCAAATAGCGATAAAGAAGGTTTAATCTCCTTGCCCTCTGCTTTGGCTTTTTGTTTTTCAATCCAATTGCGCTGTCGTTCTTCACTACCGAAAGCAGGAGCTTTGCCATAAACACCGTGTAGTGCTACGTGATGCGGATTACATAATGTGTAAACCATATCGTATAACTCTACGTTATGTTCTGCAATAAACTCGTCTCGGACAGCAAGAATTCCGTCGTCTGTGGATATATCATATCCTTTTCGTTCAGACCAACGATTTAACAGTACGGTAATGGAGTGAAGGTGGTGCAGTTCCAGATCTTCAGTTTTGTTACATACGTAACAAGTATCCTGTTTCTGATAAGCTGCTTTAGCTTTATCCCTAATCCATTTGACAGGGATGCGGTTATTAGTGTTTTTGGCCATTATTTATAAGGCACGTTTTTACAATTCTTACTATTATATCACTAGAGCAAGCCCCTGTCAACGTAAAAATTTTTCCTCCGCAATTTGGTATTCTCCAAGATTGCGGAGGGAGGTTGACTAAAGCGTGTAAGTGTATAGGGCGTAGCGTAGTGCGTCAGCCATGTGAGAGTATTCGTCGTGCAGAGGTTTCTCACGGGTTAAGGTTTCACGAGTATCCCAACGATACTGGTCTAAAGTGGCTAGTGTATTTACGCAGTGTGGAGATACGTACAATCTGCCGGATTCAACTAAGGTCTGTACATAGGCAATTCCTGGCAGTACGTCCTTTTTAGCTTTAATGGTAGCAATGTCGTATAAGTAGGCTAAGTCCGATGCAAACTGTGGCGCAGCCGAATCAATAAACACAGGGTCGATTTGCCACTTTGCAACAAGTTCAGCAAACGCTGCAGCATGAGTATCTGTGGTAGCTTCTGCTTTTAAGTATTCATCAACCACATGGAATCGATCATGCTGTGGCTGGTATACAATTACCACAAAAGCTGTAGCATCACGATAACCAGGGTCACAGCCAGCTAAGGATTCGTCACCGTCTAAGATCTCGTAGTCTGCAATGTGTGCATCATCAAGTTTGTAGATTTGACCCTCAAACGTTGTAAACGAAGCCATGTACTCTTGCTCAAACTCAGCTTTTGACATGGATTTGCGAGCTTCCTGCACATCCGACTCAGCCATACGAGAGTTCTCGGTATAGTCAGCAGTAATCGAACACCACTCTGGAAAGTCGGGACTAAAGCCACGTTCAAAAAAGCGTGAAAACCAGTTGTTTTTACCACGAGGCGTTGAAATAAAGATTGCTTTTGAATTAGGCTTGTCTAGGGTAGGTCTTAAGGCAACGTTAAATGCTGCTTCACCATCACCGCCTAAGGCAGCCTCGTCAAAGATAATTAGGTCATACGATCTGCCAACGCAACTATCCACGGTTGATAGTGAACCCATACGAATAGTAGACCCGTTTGATAGTTCAATGATACGATCTTTTAAGTTGTCACGCGAGATCTCTAAGTCAAAGTGCTTGATTAGTTTACGTTGCAACTCGAAACTAATAGTTGAAAGGTTGTAATTAGGCGAGATAATTAAAACGTTAGCACCTGGTACTAAGGTTACAAGTTGACCAATTACGTTGGCTATGTAGGTCTTGCCTAGTCGACGAGCAAGTGCAGCGCAGATAAAACGATACTTGGGGTCGTTAACGGCGTTGATTAGGGCAATCTGTGGCTCGTTGACAGTTTCCCAGATGTTTAAAAGCTTTAGGTAGTTGGTAATAGGTAGTTTAATAAACCTACGAGCTGGATCAAACTCGGTGATAAATGTGCGCTCAACGTCAGGTCTGGAAATAGTAAGCATTACGCACCACCAGTTAATAATTTGTTGATAAGTGCACCGTACTTGGTACCATCGCCTAAGCCATCATTAATTTGTACGTTAACTTGTGACTTAATTGCTGAGGAAGCGTTACCCTGTCGTAGCTTCTCTAATTGGATTTCCTTGTCCATGTGCTCCATTGACATCTTATGCGAAAGTGCTATAAGGTCAACAATATCCTTGTTAGACCCAGTTTCTGACTCCTGCATATCTGACAATTTCTTTTTAATAAGCGTATCCATCAAATCCCGCATCATAAAGCGGTTGTTGAAACCTACTTCATAGAACACTTGGTTTATGTAGGCTTTTATCTCGGTTCGGGCTAGGGTGCGGGTTACGAAGTCAAGTGGCACGTCTAATACATCAGCCACCCGCTTAGAATCCTGCAACTCTAAAAAGCAATTGGCTATTTCTAAGTTTTCTGGTGAGATTGCTAAAACTTCGGCAGGTGATGCGGTTTGGGGTAAATTTTGCATTTGGGTATAATCCTTTGGTAGAGTATAACATAGGAGCAAGTCTACTAACAACCTTAAATTTTTGCCGGAGATAAATCTAGACTTGACTGTTACAGCACAAACCGGTAAAATATGTTTTTTAAGGCTTATTATGGACTCTGGAATATACCAATTAACTTTCTTAAATGGTGATACTTATGTAGGCAAGTCCTTGCACCTAGAAACTCGTTGGCGTCAGCATGCAGATAAACTAAGCAAAGGTACTGCAGCTAAAAATATGTTGCGAGCCTACTACCTTAGCGATCACTGTTACCCTCAAGCTACGGTACTAGTCAACTGCCACCCAGACTTATTAGACGAGTATGAGGGTTATTGGATTAACTTTTTAAAGCCGACCCTAAACACGCAAGTTCCCAAAATCAAAACCGAGGCCGAGCAGTGGGCTCTAATTCGTCACATGGAACGAGGTAATCAAATCTACTCAACTGCTACAACCTTAATGGCTTTGGAAAACATGGCCACCAAGGCCGGTGAGCTTGAAAATGAAGTTGACACACTTAAAACTGCTGTCCAAGAACTTGAACTGGACTATGAACTGCTTGATGAATCGTGGACAATTAGGGCAGTCCGGGACGCCCGGGCAAATGCGGAATACAGGAAACTTGAGGCCGATTTGGAGTACTGGAAGCATGAAGCAAACTTATTAGCCACACAGTGCAGAAGTGCTGAACAGCGTTGGTTTAGGGTCTTAAAGGCCAATTGGTGGCAACGGCTGTGGAAGTTGTGGTAGTTGGCACCTTTAGTGTTGTGGGTTTGGTTTTGTATAATTTCCGTAGGGGTGGGCCCAGTAGCATGTGCGATAGCGGTAGTCTATTAACCCCCCTCTGCCGATAGTCAAATACAATCGGGGTATTTTGCACCCAGCCAAAAATACGCTTGATTTTGCGTTATAATTACTTCAACGCAGCAAACAAGGTAATTCAAAATGGCAAAATCAACTCGCAACCCTCTGGAACAATTCTTCGCTAAGAGCTTGAAAATGGCTCGCTCGCGTGACAAGATGAAAGGTTTGCAATCTGACGACAATGTTACAATTGACTACCTTACCGGATTGTTTCATGGTCAAAATGGCGAATGCTTCCACACACAAATGCCAATGACAATTGTTCGTGGTTTGGTCGAAGGTGCCGTGGTGTTTGATCTGTGCACAATCGACCGTATCGACAATACAAAAGGTTACGAAGTTGGTAATGTTATCTTGGCTTGTGACGGTATCAATCGTATGCGCTCAGATATGCCACTGCCACAATTTCGCGCATTGTGCAAGAAAATCGGATTGAAGGCGTAAGCCTTTTTTATGGTATAATCTACCCATGAACAAACAAGACTATATCCTAGCGTGCAAAGCGATTGAGGCGCGTCACCCCAACGCATGGAGTATTGTTCAAATTGACAATGAAAATTTTTCTGCCCGAGTTGGGCATTGCATAGCGTACTATGTTATAATCAACAATGTAATCACTGGAGATGTTTGGTATGATTAAATTTTTAGTTGAGTTGGCTCAGGCCACACTAATCGCGGCCACTATCGGCTTTCCTTTCGTCATTTACTTTTGGAATATGACCCCATGATCTTAACCTTTAAAGAATTGGCAATCAATGTTGCCGACTACAATGGCATGACCTTTGCTACTGCACGCGCTTGGATTATCAATAAGGCTTGCGATTATGTTATGCATAACTTTCATAATTATCGGCCTGAGGTAAGCGAGCACGACGTTATCCCTAACCCTGAGCTTGCAGAAGTTTGTATGGTTATGCAAACTGTAACCATTACCACACGGCTACCTATCCTGCACTAAGGCAATGGTGATCATTTTAGTAATGGTCACCATTTTGCATATGGTCGCTTTAAGCGACCATTGCTTTTTGGGGCGCCGATTTTACCACATAAAATCGGGCCGGGTCAAGCTTTTTGCGATTGATTTTTGCTATTGGGCCGATAGTTATTTACAATGGCGATTTCTCGCACTAGGCTAAAAACTCGCTATAATAAACCCATGAACACACAATACCGCGCACGAGAAATAAAAGAATTTGCTGATTTTTGTGCGCGGCATGAAATTCGGTTCAATAATATGATAGAATATTACTCTGCGATAGCGCAGTATTTCAAAAAGGATTAAGATTGAGTTTACTAGGATTTGGCAATCCTACACGAATTGCCAACGATTAACGGGTATCGTTAAACCCTCTTTTTTCCCTTAACTTTTTAGGATTTTAAAATGACTGCAAAAACTGTAAACTACACTCCCGAGCAAACCCTGAGCATGGTTGCCGATTATCAGGCGGGCATTACCGCTGAGGCAATCGCTGAAAAAATGGGCAAGACTGTGCGCTCTGTGGTTGCCAAACTGAGCCGCGAAAAGGTATACGTTGCCAAAACGTATACGACCAAAACGGGTGAGACTGTGGTCAAAAAAGATATGGTTGCCGATTATATCGGTGAGGCGCTTGGCTTGAGCGAATCGGATACCGAATCGCTTACCAAAGCGAATAAGGTTGCACTTAAGGCAATCGCTGATTTTATCAAGGCTGAGAAATCCTGATAGAATTGGTAAGGGCTTCGGCCCTTACCATTTTGGCAATGGTTGCCAAAATGGATATGGTCGCTTCAAGCGACTGCTTAAATTTTAAGCAGTTTGGGCGCGCCAAAATTATACCATATAATTTTGGGCCGGGTCAAGAAATTTATTTAAATTTATTTTGCACTTGGGCGAAAAAACAACACTTTTTTCGTGGTATAATTTACCCATGAAAACGCTGCAACACAAAATCGAAATTGTCACCGATTCAATTTGGCTTGGGTTGATAGAATCGTATCCAAAATTGGTACGATTTGATGCCCCTAAAATTGTGCTCTGCAATCGGTTGACGCGTACCGCTGGCAAAAATTATCAAACTGAAAATCGTATTCATTTAGCTAATAAATTCTTTGCCAACAATCATTCTGAAATGATGCTTACCATTTTGCCGCATGAAATCGCTCACCAAGCCGATTATAACATTTTCGGTTTATCTGAGAAAAAATGCGGGCATGGCAAAAATTGGGCTAAAATTATGGTAGAATTAGGTTTACCCGCTAATAAATATCACTCACTGGAAATATAATGGAAAAAATCATATCATGGCTTGGCACAATGGCAAGCATTATCGGCGCATTTTTAGTCGCTTCGCAAATCGTATTTGTTGGCTATTTGGCATTTATTATCGGTTCGGCGTCATGGCTTTTTGTTGGCTTTAAGCGAAAAGATAATTCGCTTATTGTTTTGAATGGGGTTTTCTTTTTGGCTAATATGTTGGGAATTTATAATGCTTTTTAAAATCATAATCACCGTATTCTTTCCGCTAATCGCGCTGTTCGATTGGACAATCTCAAATTATCCGCTATCTGACTTTATTCGTCAAAACGTTAAACATTATCAGGAACTGATGCAATGAACACTTTTGTATTAATTGTCATAATGCATACGTATAATGTTTCATTTCAAGAATTTAATACTATGGCACAATGCCAATATGCTGCCAAATTGATAAGGGATTCCACGCAAAGGGTTGTATCCCTACAATGTATTAACAAATAAATAATGGTGGCCATTTTGCGAATGGTCACCATTTTGCATATGGTCGCTTCAGGCGACCGTTGCTTTTTAGCAACAGGTGGGCGCCAAATTTTACCACAAAAAACACTACTATGCGCGGCCAGGCCGATTGATTTTCGCTATCGGGCCGATAGTTATTTACAATGGTGAATTATGGCATGGGGGCAAAAAATCGCTATAATAAAGGCTTACCAACTAGGACACTGTAAAATGGCTAAAATTAATCGGGTTGCAATTTATGATATGGACGGCACAATCGTTGATTCAAGCGCGCGTTATCGTACCATAATTGACAATGATGGCGAGCGAATTGATCTTGGATTTTGGCAGGAAAATGCGCATTTGGCAATGACTGATAAATTGTTGCCACTTTATAATCAATATCGTAATGATTTGGCTGATGAAAATTGTTATGTTATTATTGCCACTGCGCGGGTTATGTTTGATAATGACTGGCAATTTGTCAAGGAAATTTTGGGTGAACCCGATTATTTTATCTCACGCAAAGACGGCGATTCACAATCAGGCAAAACCCTAAAAATCAATGGTTTGGCAAAGTTTTTTAATTTGGCAAACTTTCAAGCGGCGGATTTTGTTTTCTATGAGGATAACGTATCGTATTTGAAGGCGGTATGCGACCGATTCAATATTCGGGGCGTATATATTCCCTCAGTTCAGGGTCACTAAAATAAATTTGGAAAATCCGCACAATGCGGGTTTTCCGTGATATAATAACTTTGTTGTCGCATACTGCGCAACCCGCGATTATCCGGCGGTTCCGGTTTATAGGTTTAAAAATGGCTAAAAAACAATTCTTTTGCATTCTCGACACCGAAACGACAATGGCTGATACCGTTGCCGATTTTGCAATGATTATCGTTGACCGCGAAGGCAAAATATATAATCAATGCGCGGTACTTGTTGCCGGTCATTATGGCACGCACGAATTATTCCACGATAAAGCGGCAAATGATATTTGGGGTTATGCGGGTTTGGAAAAACGCAAGGCTAATTATAATCAAATGCTGGAATCTGGCGTGCGCATGGTTGCTTCGGTTGCTGCAATTAATAAATGGATTAATCAGGCAATCGGCAAATATAACCCAACTCTTACCGCATATAATCTGGCTTTTGATAATTCAAAATGCGAGAATACTAAAATTGATTTGTCAGGCTTTGCCGATAAATTTTGTTTGTGGTCGGCGGCGGTTGGTAATATCTGCAATAAAAAAGATTATCGCAATTTTGCTTTGCAAAATCACGCTTTCAATAAACCAACTGCGCATGGTAATATGACATTTCAAACTAACGCTGAAATTGTCTGCGGTTTTATTAATGGCGAATTTGTAAAAGAACCGCATACTGCATTGGAGGATGCGCGAGATTTTGAATTGCCGATTTTGAAGGCTATTATTAAAAAACGCGACTGGAAAGATAATATCAAGCCTTATAACTGGCGCGATTTTCAAACTAAAAATTGGTTCACGGCAAAATAATATAATAATCGGGGTTAATAACCCCGATTATTTTTGCCATGATAATTGCCAAAATCGTAACGATATAAACTGTTAGCAAATTGGCAATGGTTGCCAAAATGGCAATGGTCGCTTGAAGCGACCGGTTAAAGCTGGCACGATTCTTGCGCCAAAATTATAGCATGGGCGCGTGGCGCGTGTCAATAGGGGTTTACCCCTATGTTGTATTTGCGCAAATTTAAAAATAATCTTGAAAAACCCCAGTTTATCGCTTATAATATATCCATACCGCAGCGATTGTGCAGCGGTAAAAAAAGGAAAAATATGACTAGCAAAACTGTCGTGAATTATACTCCAGAGCAAACCGTTGCAATGGTTGCCGATTATCAGGCTGGAATGACTGCGGAAATGATTGCCGAAAAAATGGGCAAAACTGTCCGGTCGGTTGTGGCTAAATTGTCGCGTGAAAAAGTCTACCAGAAAAAAACCTATGCCACTAAAACCGGCGAAGCAGTTGTGAAAAAAGACGCGGTTGCTGACGCTATCGGCGCGGTTTTGAATATGACCGAACCAGAAATCGAATCGCTGACCAAAGCCAATAAAACGGCGCTAGCTAAGATTTTCGCCGCTCTGGCAAATTCTAAGCCACTGTAGGCCTATCGGGGCGCAAGCCCCGATTTTGTGGTATAATTTAATTTTTAAGGAAACTAAAATGCAATCCAATACAAAACTCTGCAAATTTGAAAAATCCGTTTTCAAGGATATGAAAAAGTTTTTGCCCCATGTGCAATTTGTTCGCGCGGGGCAAACCACTGTTGCATTTGCCCACGTGGGCAATTTGGTAGAATTTAGCACTGCAATTTGCGCTGATAATGAAAAGAAAAATCGTCCAAAAGTCGGCAAGTATTGGGCAATGACCCGTTTTGAAAATGGTCAAACTGTTAAAATGCGCTTTGCTGATTTTGATAATATGATTGATACTATCGTAACTGATGATAGTTATTTTGAATAATATTCAATTTGCTGATAACCCTGGCGCTGACCAGGGTTATTTTTTATCCAATCGTTGCCAAAATGGCAATCGTTACCATTTTGGCAATGGTCACCATCGGCGATATGGTCGCTTGAAGCGACCGGTTAATCGTAGTCAATTCGACCATTGTCGTCAATTCGACCAGTATGCTGCACTGCAGCATAGCAGGCTCGCCTGCGGCGCCAGTGCGAGAGCTAGTGTCAAGTGTAAATTCTACCGCGCCAGTGCAAGTGTGAGTGTCAAGTGTAAAAACTACCACGTCTGGACCAATTTAGGGTCAAGTGTGTAAATTTATACTTGGCACACTTTGTGATTTGTTTTATAATTTATTTATCAACAGGAAGGAACCACACATGACAGACCGTGAATTTTTCACAGCGGACCAAGAGCAATGGTACTGTGAATTTGTGGATGCGGAAGTATCCGAAATTGTCGAAGCTACCCACACACACCGCGAATTTTTTGAATTTGACGATGTTCCCTTTTGAGTTTATAATAGAATCTTAAACAGCGCAGAAACCATAACAAAGGACATATGATGACTACCACCAAAACTGTAAACTACACCCCTGAAATGACCCTGGAGATCGTCACGGCCTACCAAGCTGGCGAATCCGTGGAAGCACTTGCAACTCGCATGGATAAAACCGTGCGTAGCATTGTGGCTAAACTGAGCAAAGAAGGCGTGTACCACGCAAAAACGAAAGCCAAGGGCCAAGCCGCTCCTCGCAAAGCTGAGCTGATTGCACAGATTGCTCACGCTATCAATACCAACGAAGAATTGCTGGAGTCACTGGAGAAAGCTACCCGTGAGGCACTGGAGCTGATTGCACAAGCTGTTAAAGCTTAAGCAATTTAGGGTCAGAAAAAATAAACTTGATCTGACCCCCTTCTTTTGATATAATAATATCTTAGAAACAAACAATAGCCGAGACGAGTAGCAACACTGATAATTTTTTACTTGAAACAGCTACTCGTCTCGTGTTATAATAGATATATAGGGTGAACAGCGGTCTGACTTGACGGATGCGTTCTTAATTGTGGGGAAAACCGAGCCACAGCCCAAAGCATATAAGTACTAGCCTTGACTAGGCATAGGTATCTCTCTTGCAGACGCGAATCCCCGCTAGGCTCTGGTGCACACAGTTGAAAGGCCTTTCTCGGTAGTAGGGAACTTTTGAGATTTCGCAGGGCTAGTATTTATATGTTTTATGGGTGTTATGAGGTCCACATTTATTGTGGTATAACAACTTGATTGCAACCGAATTCTCTAGTTGCAGCCCACCAATACGGGTAACCTTCTGATGATGGTCTGACCCTAAACTGCAGTAATCCAAGTACAGTTTAAAACAAGACCGAAACCCTAAATTATCATCTAGTCTGATTTCGCGGCAGTCTCCCAAACTGCCCAATCAAGGCGGTTTAGGGTCAAGGATGGAGTCCAGGGAATGTACACCCATGGCACGGGCTGACACCACATCAACAGGAAAGAACCTGATAAATACAGCTATCGTCTAATTAAGATCTGGGTAACTCCAGGAATGTAGTTGTGGGAAGTTGCAAACCCAGCACCGGAGTAACATCTGTTGTGTAGAGCATGCCAAGATACTACTAGCGACATGGAGAGTACAATTACAGTAACTATCCCAAACAAAAAACTGTACTATAAAATTGTCAGCAATCGTTGTTACTATATACGTGAACACTTGGACTGGACGTCCTTTCGGACGTTGCGTAACAAACGGTTAAGGCCATACACCGATCCGCGGTGTCGACAATCAACTAGCCCACCAGGTTTGATCACCTGTGTGGGCTTTTTGTTGTCGAAAATTTAAACGCGTTCTGCGCCAAATTATAAGTGGGAAACCTATATAGTGTCAAGTGTATTTTCTACACACTCTGACCCTAAACTTGAGAAATTGCCTAACGGTGTTCCCTAAACTTGAGCAAGTGCGACAATTTTTGGCACCCAGACCAAGACGAAAAAAAGCCCACTAATATAAGAATTAGTGGGCTTTTGTGCATTTAAGTGCGATTATCGCTGATTGGTTCAGTTTAGGGTCAGGTTTTTGACTCTAAATTCTGTTCGATCATAATAAGCACCTGCTTATTGACCTTTTCCAGCGATTCTAGCAATTCAAGGTTAACTTGTAGCAATTCCGCGATCCGTTCGATGTGTACCGACTTTTTTGTTGGCACCTCACCGCGTTTGTTTAGGTACTGCTTTTTTTGGTACACACCTAAGCTGGAGAGCTTGGCAATTATTGATCGCTCTGGCACCTCGAGCTCTTCAGCTAGTGCATACACGGTCACTCCCATTAAGTAGTCATCAACTAATTTTTTAGTGTTTTCAGTGGTATATTTCATGGTTATAAGTCCCATGGTGCTAAGCTACCGTTTGCCATTGCAGTAATCTTGTGAGTGGAAACACTTGCAGAGGCTACTTCGTGATGAAACACATTAGTATTGATAAGTGGAGGAGGCACTCGATCCCAGTCTTCGGGGTCTAAGACCATGTATTTGGTGCGGTTATCGGGGTGAGCACACCATATCTGCGTAAGCATGGTTTGTGCAAGCTCAGGCATGTTACCAATCTCAGTATCCTGGATTGAGTACAATTTATAAGTGGTTAGTGGATTTCTGGACTCACCAGCTTTAGCACCTGTTTTAACCATCAACCCTTGGTTGCGGATTTGTAGTACGCGTTCAGTTTCCAGTTTAGGGACTTCGCATACCATAGCTTGGGCTAAGGATTCGTTAACCACATAACGCAAGTTTTTGCGACCCCAAACTGAATAAGGTAGGCTATTGTGCAGTTTGTGAGCATAAGGTATTAGTGGAACTAACGCACAGTAGTTACGGGCATCACCTTTGTACTGCTGTTGTACATACGAACCCTTGGTATCAATCATTAAAAATCGGTAAAGCCCCTCCATCCACGGATTACCTGAAAAGAAGTGCTGCTTAATGTATTCCACACCATCTACCTGACCCTCAAGCGTACCAAGTTCATTGGGTCTGATACGTGGAGCCAGTTGAGCTATGTAGGCAACTACCTGCGGCATCATCCAAGTCCACATTTTGTCTAGACTATAACGGGGAATAAAGATCTCCGAAATAGCTTTGTTGCCAGCCTTACGACGAATTTCTAAGCGCTTTTCAGGGCTTAGTTGTGGCTGAGAATACTTGTCCGACATGTTACCCTCAAACGGAGCTTCACTAACCTCATTATACAGCTTTTCCATTTCTTTAAGCTGCTGTTTGTGAGCGTATTCTAGTGCAGTAACGGCTGTTTGTTCAGCCATATCTGCTGCATCTCGATAGGTTTCTAAGCACTGATCGAAAGGGATTGACTTAAAGTCTTTTTTGATTACTGTGGTGTGGTACACGATTTTTCCTTGCTAAAAAGCTGGTTTTGGGTAAATACCCTGACCCTAATAAGTAAACTTTGGCTAGAGAGTCCCAGTGCGTAAAGGTGGGAAAATTAGCTTAGTTGGTTGTAGTTATCCAGTTAAATCCAGATAAACCAAAAAGAGCATAAGAATTATGCTCCTTAATTTAAATTAATTACAAAAACCCAAAAAATAAAAATAGCTTTGCTATTTGCATCATTAGATAAAATGTGAGATTTATTCAAACTCGCTACACAAGCTGCGCGTCGCTCTGAACTGTTGAAGGTAGTTCTGATCGCCGTGCTTGTGTGCGATTTTGTAAATCTCTTTTAGTGTTGTCTTGTTCAACTTATACATATATTTTATCATACTTTTTGGTGAAATTCAAGTGCGTTTTTAGTTTTGCTTGAGATGTTAGTATGGATACTTTAGACAAAGTCGATGAGTTATATAAACTACTGCTGTTTAGGGTCAACTGGCTTGTAGATTTGCTTGAATTTATGGGCAATTCTGGGTTGGTTTTTGGACAGGTCAAATACTTTATCTGCTTCAAGTGCCGCAACTAGGGCTAAGAAATCTTCTAGTTCTCCAACCAGTTCTTGCAAGTTGGTTGAATTACGTTGTGGGTGTTGACTATCTGGCCCAAACCTGCGGATTTTAGAGACCGCTTGTATGATTTCAGCCGCTTCTTCTTGTAGTTTGTCTAGGTAGTATTGGGTGTTTGGTTTCATTATAGTAGAAAATTGTTGTGGTGTCTGTGCGCTGGAACACATTAGTCAATTATTGATAAAAATTCTTCTAGTGTAATTTCATTGGTGATGTAAGTTTTATGGTTGATTTTAAATATTCTATACTCAGTGCCAAAATCACACTCATACATCCACCATTCACACCAGTCCCATAGTTCTGGTGTAATTAGTGATTTAACAAGCTTGTAGTATGCATGACTAATAGGCCCCGCTAAGTTCAGGTAGGCAACATCTGACCCTAAACTTGCGAGTACTTCAGTTGCGTTTGTTTCTATAATTGTTTGAGCGTGGGCCGCTTTAACATAGTCATATGCAATTAGGTTCATTCGAAGTGATTCTTAATGTGATCAACGATTGTGTAGGTGGTAGCCTCAACCAGTTGTTGGTCGTAAGTGGTTGTTTTTAGGTGTTGAGTAGGTGCCGACATTGTTGCTAAAACTGCTTGGCCTACTGTTTGACGAAGCAGGTTGACAAGTTCTATGTAACTTAACACATGTTTAGTGTTGCCGGGGTTAATATTATTTTGCGTTAAGATTAGATCAAATGTGTTCATGGTAGGTAGTCTAGTGTTTCCGATAAGTTGTTGAATATGGCATCGGGGTCAGTGATTGTAATTTCCAGGTCATAGTGCATGATTGTGTAATCAGTGTGAGTTTTGTCACTATGATACACACGGAACATAAAGTCGTCTAGTACACGGATTAGGTAACCCGTGGTACCCTTAGCTGGGCGCATTGCTAGCTTGGCTAGGTGTTCTTCATAACGATCAAATTCTTCCATAGTGTAGCTCCTTGTAAGTTTTCTCAATGGCTTTCATATGATCGTCTAGCTGTTTTTGTGCTTTGGCTCTGTCTGATGTGGCTTTTTGCCAGTTTTGCCAAAGTTCAAGTGCACGAGAACCTTTAGCTAAGATAGAGTTTTTGTAGATTACGTTCATTTTGTTTTAACGCAACGATAGCGTGTTAGTATGTTTAGTTCACGGGCAGCTTCTTCACAGAGGGCTAGCGAGGCAAACTCTGTTGTAGGACGCCAGTCTTGAGTTGTGTTATTAACAAACCTGTCGCCGCTGGCAGCAACTGTGGTCCAGATAAATAGCATGTAAGTTATCATAGTGCCTGACCCTCAACTGTAAAGTATAGCTTAGCCGCATTCCAGCCACTTTGAAAAGCTTCCCACTCGCACTCTGCATAAGAGTAGCCGCGACCGTGCAAGGTGCGATCTTCCACATCAGCGCTTGCCGCCAAGTAGTGGTCAAACATTTCAACTTGTGCCATAGTATCATAATCTTTTGTAATCATGGTTCAACTCCAAAATGTTGTTTAATCATACCATCTGCCCATTCAATAGCAATATCCCAACCTTTAGAATGTTCTCGATAATTTTCACTATTGATTACGGTTCCACATTCCCGCACAATCAACTCAACAAACTTTTTGGGATCGTCAATTGTATATTGCGGCCAAGTATGTTGATTACCGCCGTCGTAATGCCCGCCAGCCTGTGTCCAAAGTTTTTGTATTTGTGCGTTCATACTATTTCCAATCGTGCTTTAATTTCCATGTAAAATTGGTGATACTTTGCCATACGTTGAGTATCTTTTTCAGTAATACCCTTTAAACGGCGAATATCAGTGTTGTGCCGCAAATCCGCCATTTTAACAAACATAGCGTCGCGGTTAGCAAATACCTGAGCTTTGTAAGTATCGTAGCTATAACCACGTTGTTTGGTCAATGCCATAACACCTTCAATAACTCGCAGTGTCATACCAGCTTCACCAAGATCAAAATAAGTTAGCTGAGTATCTTCGATTGTATCATGTAGCAATGCAATACATTGCAGTTCTTCGTCATCTTGCTTGATAAAACTCATAACTCGCAGCGGATGCAAAATATAAGGGCTTCCGCCTTTGTCGAATTGACCTTGATGAGCATTAGTAGCTAAGTGTAGTGCATGACCAAGCATTTCGCCTTTTTTCATAATGGTTTTTTCCTTTTCTATAAGATTATTATAGCACAAACAACAAAGCCCCTCAAGTGCAAAGACTTGAAGGGCTTAGAATTTGTTGCTAAAAAACAACACTTAGGGCTTTGGGCCTGTTGGAAAGGGCCAAGTAATTTGTTGACAAGTACAGGTTCTGCCTTGATTGCAACGCTGTGTACAAGGGCTTGGATAAGGCGGTTGCGATAGCAATTGGAGTAGTTTAAGTATTAATCCCATAGATTCTCGTAATACTTTCCAAATAGTCTGAAGCCGTTAGACTTACGTGCTTGCCATGCTTCAAGGCCCTCACGATCAACTTTCATTCGTTTAATGCTTTCCATTAAATCTTCGTTAGGAACGGCTACACCATGATCGTAAAATTGCGAATCCGCATTGTCGTCAACCTTTTGCTCAAAAGCCCAGATCATTTCACCCATAATCCAATCCCAGCGCTTGAAATGATTTGCATCAGTATCATACTCAGATTCTTTTGCTGGAGCGCTAGTGCTCTTAAGTTCATCTGGAACGTCTGAATCATCAGTAAAAGGCGCACCGTTTTTGGCAGCTTGTAGCTGTTTCAACATGGGCAGTGCAATCAATGCTAGTGTTGAGTCCAAGCCCCAAACATCATAGTGGTCAATATGCACATGGATTTTGCGAACACGCTTAGATTGAATCCAGTTGCACAGTTTCATTAATGTGCTGTCATTACCGTTGCGGTCACGTGCCAACCAAGTACCCAGTTTATGTGCACGTTCAGCCCATACACAGGTATCAGAATACTTGTCTTGCCAGAAAAAAATCATATCAGCAATTTGATAAGGTCCTGTCCAGTTTTTATAAGGTCCGATGGTAGCTTTCATTGGAATTCCTGCCCTTCTGCACCGTAGTTGCGTTGTGGTTTATAAGTACCTTGAGTACCGCTTAGCTCAGCTGTAGTAGTTGAATACCAAGTATTAAGCCCAACGCCCGGCAGTGTACCTGGTGTAAAACTCGGACCCTTAACTGTAGCAAGCTGAGGGTACTCTAAGCGAGCAAGCCGTTCTTTGACATGCTTGTTTTCATTTTCTAGATGTGCAAGCTGACGCTCTAGGTAGTCAAACTTATCAAGCATTTCTTTGTAGTTCATTTAAATAGCTCCAATTGTTCATCGCAGTAAGCAAATAGGTTTGCACGAGCACGGTCATAGACCTCACAAGGTTCCAGCATCTCAGGGTCTAAGCCCTCCACAGCAGCGGCCCAATCACCCAAGATATTTAGTGTTTCATTTGCCATGGCTTGTGCACCTTGTTTGTATGCTAAACGCATCCAGTAGTCACGAGTCTCGGTATTGGGTGTAAATTGTACACTTGCTTCATGAACTTGGCTGCGATTGCTACCCTGTTGTGGGTACCAATCTTCGTAAAACCATTTAATAAACTCACGATCAAGGTTGAATGGGGGTTTTTGCATTTGCGTTTCCTGTAAAAGATTTATTATAATATGTTAAACCACACACTTCAAGATTAAATTTATAAACCTTTTAGTTTTGTGGTTAACACTTGTAGAGTTCGCTGATACGCACCTACTACAGCTTTTTGTCCCACAAGCCACTCAGGCTTTAAGAGCATAGCTAATTCTTCATCTTCAGTAACAAATACAGTTTTCACTGTTGAATCCCACCACTTAAGTTTTAAACATTCTAAGGTAACATATCTGCGTTCACTAGTTGGTTCATTGGCATTTTTTAAGGCTAGGACTATGCCGCCTGTTCGCTCAGCAGACTCTAAAACTTCTACAGGTAAATCAATTACCGTTATAGGCTCAAAGTCTCTGGAGTAAATTATTGTATTCATGGAGTTTCTTGTAGTTGTTATTTCCAAGCTCCTATTATATACTAACAACAAAAAAGCCGACAAGCCCAATCTTTTGGACCTATCGGCTTATGTTATTTACGTAATGTGGCTACAGTGATTCCCATGTCATACTGCGTTGACCTTGTTCCCACGCGGTTTTCATCCAATGCCTGACAAAACGCTCACGATCCTTTTGTTCAACAAATAGTAATTGATCTAAGAATCGGTCGGCTCTAGAGTTAAAGCCTTCCAATTCATCAAACCAATCTTCAAAGTTCATGTAGATTTTGTTATGGTCCATGAGCCATCATCCTCGGTTTGCCAATTAAGTGTGTCGCCTGGAAGCCAGCCGACTTGATCTAGTAATTCTTGTGGAAGCGGTAACACCAAGTCATCACCATCTTCTTCAATTGTAACTGTCCACGAATCTACCATTGTGCCTCCTGTGGTACCAATTTGCGAAATTGAATCCAACCACAAAGATTGCCAGACCAGTATTCTGTGTTGCGAGTTTGATGTGTTGTACCCAGTTCACCAAAACCTAAACCAGGCTGCATTGGTGTAGCTTGATGCTCAATAGGGCTAGCATGAGCAGGCACAGACTTGATAAGTTGATCAAAGATCTTTGTGGCCTTTTCAAGCGAATCATCATTTTTGCGATAACTAACTTGTGCGCAACATGACGCAGACACAACACGTGCATCAACAAGTGTCATAGGCTCGCCACTGTGGTCTAGGTAAACTAATCGGCCAGCGGAATTACGTTTTGTATGAATATAGGGCAAGTGCCACTCACCAGGTCCTAGCTTGGTAGGTGTTGATTGGATAACAGCATCACGCATCTTTTGCGCTAAGACTTGAATCTCAGGTTGTGCATCTGCATGAGCACGCAACCAAAAGAAGTTTTTCCACTCAGTTCCTGAAATAACAGTTTTCATCATCATCCAAGGCTCTGTGATGCGGTTAACAATCTGTTTATGCAGGTTCATATCAGCCATTGCAGCACTAACTTCTAGTGCATTGTCACGGGCCTGCTCCCACAACATCATTGCTTCCATGGTATCTTCAACGTCTAGGTATTCTTTAGCCTGCATACCTGGACGATTAATGCCCCAAGCAACTGGTTGGGCAGTATTGGCACGAATATGGTCATGCATTGCTTTGACTGGAATGGCTCGGCTGGATGCACTATTCTTCGACAGCATACGATGAGTATTGAGTTCAGCCAAGATAAATCTGGGATACTCAATTTCCATAGTTGTCATGCGAATGCCTTCCGGCGAAATGGAATCTGCAATTATAATTGCAGTAATTAAATCATGTGGTAATTTCATGTTTGGTAATGGTTAGGGGTAAATCAGTTACTAGTGTAGTATTTTTAGGAAAAAGTGCGTGGTACTTGTGGGTTTTATCTTGATAGACTTCAACCCACAAACCTGAGTTACCTGCTAGTTTGTATTGAAAGTCTACTAAACGACAGCTGTGTCGTATTTCGTGATAGCTTTTGTTCATTTAATTTCCACAATATGCCATACAAAAGCATTCTCTAGAATAGTGCCGATATAGTGCATATTACCTTCGTAATCCCAACCCGTTCCTACAACATCAAACTGTCTTTGCTCTAGGGGGTTAGTGGTATCTACCAGTGCCCATATGCAGTAACTTTGATCTTGCAAGTCTACGTGCACAATAGCTGCACCTGTAGGCATTTGTACAGGCTTTCGGGTTATGACATACTTAAAGATTGTTTTCATTTTGCGACCCTAAACTGCAACTCTGCATTAAATACATCACGCAACCAACCGGCAATCTGTGATTGAGTGTCCAAGATTGCCACAATGTGGTCAGTGTCCAAGTCTTTGAGAGCAACCCAACGACGTGGTAGAGTACCACATTTGCCGTAAGTGCCCCAATGGAAAGCTGTGCGAATATGTGTGTGATC